TCCATTTCAAGATACAGATAATTGAACTTCAGAAAATACGGCTTTACATCTGGCACAAAATCATTATGTCGGTAAATACCTTTTGCTTCTGGTTCAGATGTTATCATGACATCATCGTCATACAGGTTATTTCCTTTTCGCCATTCCACTTGTAAAGGTTTCCATTCAAGCGGTAATGTAGGCTTTACACCTGTCTTTATTCTATCTATCTCCATGCCGACAACCTGACCTAATGCAATGATTGACCGATATATCTTGTTATATTCAACGGTATCATAGCTATAGTTCTTCAGCATGGCATACAATGAAGCAGATTTATTAGAAATCTGTCCGACCTTGCTATTTAATCCCCTGATATCTGCTTGTGTTACGTTTTCATTGTTAATTGCGCCAACAATGCCAGTAGCACCCAATTCATAATAGAGCGGTCTTGCATCGCCAAATCCCCAAGAGCCTTTTGCTATTATCTTATCATTAGTTGAAAAATAGATATCCCCGTCAAAATCGCTTCCACTGCATTGTAAAGCAGTCAAATCATGAATAGAAATAACCAAACCAGAACGCAAGTATTTGAAATAGCTTTCAGGCGCATCAATCACTTTACGCTTTGCAATTTCATTCCGATCAATCAGCGGACTCCGTAAAAGTGTTACAATGCCGTTGTTATCATCTGCATTCATCCAGTAGTTCGAATAAATGCATCCTGCCTCAACAACGCCTTTAACGTCAATATCAGCACCACAATGATTTTTAGCAATCCATTCTAATTGAGCAATAGGGTCAGAAACGCAGAATTGATAATTTCCCCTGACAATAATCTTTCCAAGTTTCGCAGCATTCAGTTTATTTTCGCATTCCTGCAAAATCAGAGAACGAATGTATTTGTCATTGATCAAATCAGGATTAGCGTCTAAAGCCTTTTGAAAACGTGGCGCATTCGATGTAAAACCTATTTCATTTTCGTTTTCATCGTCTGTATCCGCATCTTCATAGGGGTTAGTATTTCCAATTAGATTTCTATACACTTCTTTGATATCGCCTGAATTCAGTTTCTTGAAAAAGTCTATTGTCCGCTGACATAGCTTTTCAACATCATCATTCTGTAAATCCAGAGCTTCAAGATATTGATAGTTCAATGCTTTTTCATAATCATCTGGTTTATCAGGTTTAACCACTCCCCAACGCAGATTATTAGCGTTCATCTGGTCAACATGATAATCCCATGCATTCATGCCGATTTCGGCGCATTTAGCTTTATAGACCTTATGCATCTTGAATTGTGATTTACTGATAATCACATCAATATCTTTCACATTGCGGACTTTGCCGAAACTATCAGTGATTTCAGTAATGCCATTTTCAGCAAACCATGAATGAAAGTCTATTGTCGCAAGCAGACCTTTAACCCACGGCGCACGAATAATCATTTCAGATGCACAATAACCAAATTCAAGATACTCGGACACCTTCATAGCCCATTCAGGACACATTAAACCCTGACCATCAAAGGAATTCAGGCAAGGCGAATTTTCAATTTCATCATAGTGCGCGACAGTAATATCTTTGTGGATACCATGACGGATAGTAAAAACCACACCATCAGATTTTCTAATTGCTTTTCCGTTCATGATGATATAATCAGGATCGTCAGCAGAAAGAATATAATCTTCTTCAGGTAACGTGATATAATCAACTTCACGCTCCGTCACATAGTTTACTTTGTCATGCGGTCTTATGATTTCCATATCGTCAACAATACATACCCTCGGCGCAAGTGATACAGGCAGTAAATGACAACCTGACATATTCAAACCAAAGTAAGCATTATACTTAGCAGCATTGAAATCATCCCCGAAATCAGCGAAAGACAAACCACATAGCAAACTATCAGTGATATCTTTATACAGATCGTCACGAATGAAAGTTATTGTATTGCGCCGTATCTGTCCGCTACCAGATGCAAACCGCACATAATGAAAACCGTTGCAATCAAAACCAGATTTAGAAAGCTCCTGATACATCTTTTCACCTTTGGTTTTTAGTTCCGTCTGGACATAAACATTGATAATCATTTCCGACATATCAATAGTCCTTGAACCAAAGTAATCAAATATCTTTCGTGTTAATTGGTTTTCCTGTATCCTGATCAACTCGCCGTTGTTCAATGCTTCTTCTTTGGTTATGGTCAACGGCTTGACCGTATATTTCTTATTATCCGCAGAAACCAACCTATCAATATCAATCTTATAGATTTCATGTGTGCTTATATTCTTCATTTCCAATTACCTCCGAATAATTAAAAATCAATCGTTTATAACATCGTCTAAAAATCCTTGTGCGACTTTAGCGCGAATTTTCAAGCCTATATGCATATCCTGTGGTTCTTTCCTGAAACTGTTATATCCACGTTGGATATGTGGCTCTTTAATTTTCAGCGTGATAATATCCCTTAGAATGAATTCACGTTTTTCTTTAAGTATTTCAATGGCAACATCGCGCATACAGTCAAGGATTTGTGCAACGTTTTGAACAGCGATTTGTTTACGGTATTTTTCCGCAAATTTATCTCTGACACGTTCATAAAATTCTTTTCTGTCTTTTCCTACCATCTGTTTGTTACCTCTTGTTTTTCCAAATTTCAGAATGAAATTTCTTAGAACATATATGAACGCTATATATTTATTTAATCTATATGAGTATAGTGAATATATGTTCGTACTTAATCATTCTATACGGTAATATTCAATAACAATCATATAGGATAATTCTTTATATAGTTGAATATTACCTATGCTTTTTGACTACGCCAAAAAGGAAAATCTAAACCAAAGGGAAAACATATATTTCTTCCTGTGGTTTTGATTGATGCAATAGCGATAATCAAGTATTTAGTAAAATCTGCATCAAGCAACTGCGTGTCAACCATGAAGGAATAACCATAGCTTGACGCCGATTTTTACAACAATATATATAAACGTCATATAGAATAATAATTCTATATAATCATATAGTTTATATATATTGTTGTTATAGAATATATATAATAATATATGAACGTATAGTAGAGTATATATTCTATACTTATATATAAGTGAATATATTATTATATATATATATATATAATGAATATGCATTTTGGTACATCTGACATGTACCTATCGTATCGTTTCTCCTTTTGATTATCTGTTAAATGACTTTAAGAATTCATCAATTCTATTTATATTGCTTTCCTTCAAGTTTAAAGTTCCTGCTAACCATTGACGGATAGTATCAGGCGAAAGATTAACACACTTTGCAAAACGTGTTACTGGCAGTCCTAATTCATTCATAAAATCCTTTGCTCTTTGTATCACCATGTTATTATCTCCTTTTAGTTTTATCGTATTAGTCTATGATAAAAAATAATAATCAGGGTTTTATATTCCCCTCCAATATTAGAAAAATACATCAGTTTTTATGCCCTAATAAAGCCACTAAATCAGTGCATTTATTGATGGTAAATATCAATTCATCTCAAAATTGCTATGCGGAATTGTTTTTTTCTATCCCATTCACTATTAGGAAATATGGCTGTGCAGGCAAAAGAAAAAGGACATGACAATACTTGTTAAAGTATCATCATGCCCCTGTCTGCATTGGCAATGAACGAATAGCACGAGTATAATAATTCAGGTGTACTATAGCAATCAGGTCAGTTTAGCATCATCCGCTTGTTGTGCGTCCGCATCACATCTTAGCTATTCGCATATTCAGTTATATATGATTATTGTAACTCGCCAGAAATCCGCTGTCAATAGTTTTATTACAGTTTTATTAACTAATTGTTAAGAATGTGTAAATCGTTTACTAATCCAATAAAATGCAACGTTTTATTGGTTTTAGTGGTTCACCACTTCATAGCTCTGATTGGGGTTAAGAATGATAATTCCGTACTTGTTGAAATCATTCTCCTGCATGAATTCCATAATCCACGCGCCGATTATCTTTGCACTGGCTTCAAGTCCTTCATAATCAGCATTTACAAACATATCTGATAACCGCTTGTGTTCGCAATCATCAGGGTTATCTTTCCGATTAACAATCGTTATCACTGTTCCATCGTCTTTACCAATGATGAAAACCGCGCTCTCATTCGGGATATGTTCAAGAGCATAATCAACGCAGTTACCATTAGTAAATTCACCATCAGGAACTTCCTCGAATACGTTACACTTAGGGTTCAAACCAAAATCATCAAATGTCATAGTTACCGCCTTTCTGCCTATTGGCTTTATAGTGAGAGAACCATGCGCCACCTTGATAGATAGCGCATGATAAAGCCTTGATATTTCAACTTCCTAAATTGATTTTTCCGCTTGGTGCGTTAATTCCTTCGAAATAGCGATGGTATAAATCTACATGATTATCAATTAGCCAGTTATGAAGTTTCCATAAGATTTCAACCGTTGTGAAAGACTTCTGATTATCAGCATGGAAAACAGCAACAAAATTATCACATTCCCATTCCTGAGAAATATTCCCTACTGCGAATGTGGGATAATTGACGCACACAGTGTTAATATCATCAGTAATGTTAATGTTCTTAATGTCACGATTGTATTTAACCAATTCCTCTTGAAATTCCTTAATCGTGTCATATCTCTTGGTGCTAAAATACCAATAAATATCGTAACCGATTGTCTTTTGAGGATAAAGATAGTTCATAAATTCTGATGGGTTAAAAGTTCGTTTTTCTGCCATAATTCAATCTCCTTAAAATATAATAATTTCTATGCGTCACCTTGATAGATAGCGCATGGATTTCAACTTGATTATGCTGCGAGGATTGCGTCACATCCGAAACCCTTATCATATACAGGGGTCTTTCCTGCAATCAGGTCTTTCACTTCATCGTATGAAACCGCGATGCATTCAGGATGTACCAACTGCTCCATAACCACATAATCATCACGTTCCCATTCGTTCATGAATACGAGAACATCCTTTGTAGTTACATACATAGCATAAAATCTGTTTTCCATTTGAATCTCCTTTCCCCCGATTATGCCAGATAGGACAGCAATATAATCATTCAGATAAAAGCCTATTCTGTGTGATTGCCGTATATAAACCAAACAGAACAATCACATCACCCATGAAACGGAAATTAGCCCATTGCCAACCTTCACCAAACGCCACACATACCAGACCGAACAACGCCACCAGAACACCATAGATTTTCTGTTTCCTGAAATATGCCCTGTCTTTGGCGCGTTTCCTTTGCAACTTGTAATAACGCTCCATAAGATACCCCTTTCAATTTGCTATCCGTGACCGCATCGCCATCAATGCGTCACGCCCTGTTAGCTTTGGTTTTGGTGCTTCTGTTTTTTTCGGCTGCATCATTCCCATAATGTCAAGTGACGGTAAAGAATGCGCCTTTCGTGCTTCAATGTTTCGCTGTCGTTCCTGTTGTGCCTTTTTCGCAAGCTCCCCGATTTCCTTTATTCTGGAATATGGGAATGTCAAACCTGATATAGCTATCATCGTGCCGTTTTTGCCGAAACCTTCAAAGATGTTAAAAGGTTTTCCGACTTCAGCAATCAGCGCATCAATGGAAATGTCGCGCTTACCGCCGTGAACAATTCCGAATTTGCCGACCACTTTATCATTTTCAATCGGTGCAAAGATGGTATTGCTCAGAAGATTGTCAAGGATTTTATACTGTCTGTCGGACTGGCTAATGATTATTGCGCCCTGTTCCTTCAGCAGTTCCATTCTTTCCGCTTCATCAAAGTTATTAGCATCCGACCATGTATCATCTGTTAGATAAGCATTCAGGACTTTAACGAATGTGCGGTTTATCTGCTTCAGGTTATCGCCTGAATTGTTATCTATAAAGAATGTCGCGCCTATTCCGTCCATCTGTGAAAGCTCCGCGCCCACCTGATAACCATTCCATAGCTTGTTGGTATCTTCCTTGACGTTAGGAAGAACAGGACACATACAGATTGTTTTCGTTTCGCCGTAAACATCAATGATGTACTGCGCCACAACGGAAGATAAACCAGAACCAGTTGAACCACCTGACGCATAAACAATGAAAATTAGACTTTGCGGGATATCCTCTAATGCATTAGTGAATTCTGCATTATCACAAAGACAATTCATAGCTTTTTCCCTGTGACCGCCGAAACCGTCATAACCGTTTAGCTTGAAAATGCCTTTCTGATCACCGAGAACCTTCAAATCCTGTTCGCTACCATTGGCGAACATTGCCGAATATCCCAACTCCGCGAATAGCTTTGTTATCTTGCATCCGCAGTTTCCTAACCCTATGAACAGGGTATCTGCTTTGATATTCATTCCGCTTTCCCCTTTCCTAAGAATGATTTACCCTTATCCAACAGGTAAAAAGTATCTGCATGGTTTTCAAGTACGCCTTTAGCGATGTACTGACCTTCTACCAGACCGCGCAACCGCCGATATACTGTCATACGGCTTTTTTTATTGCCGTTGTCCGCGATGAATACCATGATTTCTTCAATGGTTAAACCAAAAGCAGGATTATCGGCTTTGTTGTTTTCTAACGTGGTCATTAGTAAAACGTCCGTTCTGTTTAGTTCGTGCATCTTACCCTCCACATTTCCGCGCTGACCTTCCGCATTTCCTTATCAACGCTATCAAGTTCTTTTTGCTCGTTGTCGGTTAATGTCGGAAGGTTCAATAACTGAACCAACCGACCGCCGAGAACCAGATACTTTAAAGCAAGTTCTGTTAAGTCCATCCGAACTCCTTTCTTTAATCCGTTCCGTATAGGTCATGATTGACCATGTTCTGATAGTAGCTATCCATTGTTGACGGTGCATTGTACAGAGCCGTTAGCAGATAACTTTTTATGTTGGTTATCTTTACGGTGTTACGCTTCAGGCATTCCAGAACATACTCAATATGGAATTGATGTATTTTCAGGAACCGCCCTTTGACAATCGCAGATGATAAATCATTCCTTGCAATCCTGATTGTTTTATCATCTGGCGTATTCAGCACTTCCACCATCAGCATAACTATTTCATCTACTTGATTTCTGTCTATCTGATTGAATGCGATATATCCAATCTGCTCCATCACATCCGCAGTAGATATGATTTGATGGGTATTATTCAAATCAGTATTAGTAAATGAAGTATTAGTTATATCGCCTCCGTTCTCCATGCTATCCGCTTTCCGTTCATCCCTTGAGCCATAACATCCCTTTTGGGGTACTGGCTTATTTTTGCCATATACCCCTTTTGGGGGTACTGGCTCGATTTCATCAAGCAATTCATATTCCCAATAGAATTGTTTGGTTTCGTTGTCCTGCATCCGATATTGAACCAGATAACCAGATTTCTTTAATTCCTGCCATGCGCTTTCAAATGCTTTCTTTCCTTCGCAACATTTAGATTGAAGAAATCCTTTGTACAGGGTAAAGTTTTCAATCGTAATGTAGGACTGTATCAATGCATATAACCCTTTTGCTTTCAAAGAAATATCTGCATCGCGGATGATTGAATTGGATACCATCGAAAAGTTGACTTTCTTTTTCCGAAATCGTCCGCTTTTGTCCTCCATGATGCACCACCTTTAAATTGCATCAATGGCAGTTTGCACCTTTGCGATTAAATCAATCTGACTCTGCCAGAATTCCGCATTCCCTTCAGCGTTATGAAAAACCGCATTACCGAATTCATCTCGTTCCTCTGCCAGTTTGCGCCATGTATCGCGCTCCTGTTCACGATAATGTGTTGTCATAAGCAGGAACACGGATAATTTGTTCCATTCGCCGTTGGTCAAGGTAATTGACCGTTTCTTGTCCGTCCATTCAGTTTTCATGGTACACCTCTCATTTCATGAAACATTCAAATATAACTTGAATGTTAGGTTAAAATGTGCTTTGCAAGGATAGAATATCACTATATCGTTATCTTGTCAACATGAATTTTCATTGAAAATAACTTTGCCGTTACTTGACGTTTCAATTTTTCCCATTTTTCAAAAACTAAACCAAAGAAACAACACTATAACGTTATGTTTTGATATCCGTATAATATACATGGTTTCCGCTGACTTTGCGATAATTGACGAAATCTCGCCTATCTGCTATAATTACTTAGCGAAAATGAATAGCAAGGATGTATAACGCCATGAAAGAATATAACGCAAGGGAAATAATCAAACGTTTCCTGAAAGAAAGAAATGTTACTCTTGTTCATGCCGTTGAATTGATGAACGCTAACCATCCAGACGAAACAACGACCTCGCAGAACTTGACTAACAAGCTAATGCGGAACACTATAAAATTTTCTGAAGTGATGGAAATAGCGGATGTATTAGGATGTGAAATCTGTTTTCAGGAAATAGGAGCGGAAAGCACCGCGCCCGATTTGACCAAAACAGAAGAAATAAAACTTCCTGATTTGCCGATTGTAACGGATGGACTGCCAGAGAAGGAAACCCAAACCAAAGAAGAACAGGCAATAGCTATATTAGATCGTGTCAACACGCCGTTTACCGTTATCAAGGGAATATACTTTCCTGAAATCCTTATAATCGGTGAAAATTGTAAACTGGCTGCTATGAACCTGAATTTATCTATCAGCACGAACACGAAAAAAGGAAAGAGCCAAAAAGGAATGATAGGTGAAGTCCTGCAATGCGCCTATCTTGAAGGAGCATTTGATGTTATCATCTATCCATGTGGCTATGAAGAATATGACAAGGAGATTAAGTAATTATGGGAACTTTGAAATACGGTAAAATGTACGCACTATTAAAGAATAGAGATTTGAAAACAAAAGACCTGATTAAAACACCTGAAAATCCTAATGGTATTCTATCTCCTGCGACAATGGCGAAACTGTCAAAGGGCGATTACGTCAATACGCAGACCATAGAAAAGCTATGTGAATATTTCGATGTTCAACCCGGCGATTTGATGGAGTATATCAAGGACTAAACCACAAGCAGAAATTTCGTAAAAATATAGATTTTCTTTTTGGATAATGTTATGATTAAGTTTGTACATCTTTCACGAGATGTGCTTTGCATTGAAAGACAGCGGACTTTGCGCCCTGTCTTTCTTTTTATTGTTTTCCGTCCTGATATCGGTTATAATATATGCGCCATCATTAGCTTCTATGGTTTACCATAGTGTTGTTATCATCCGATAACAGATTGATGTGCTTTGTGTGGGAAAGACAGAGAGTTTTTATGCTCCCTGTCTTTCTTCTTTTATAGGCTCGTCACAAGTACGGACTGACTATCCGTCAAGTTATAATCAGGCACACTAACCAGAAGTGTAAAACGCTTATTCATCAAGTTTTTGATATTATATGTGCTATCGTCAACATGAGCCGTTATCAAGCCAGTTGATTGATTAACGGTTAATTCTATACGGCTTGCATATTCGGTATCTGTAGCTTCAGCCGTAAACGGTATATCATGCACCGTTTCGCCGTTCCGCTTGATTGTGGCGGTACATTCACCATCAAACACGCCTATATAGATTTCTTCCATCGCGGAAACCGACAGCGTTACAACGTCCGTTTGAATTTCTTCTATCGTGGTTTCCGTGGTATCTTTACTTATTTCATGTTCTGACCATGAAATAGTAAAGGATACAGAACCAGAACCAACGAAGGAAATCACGCCGTTTTCGCTGATTGTTGCAACGTCAGTATTATTAGATGTATATGCCAATGTTCCGTCTGTGATATTTCCGTTTATTGTCGGTACTGCGTCAAGTGAAACAGTATCCCCGATTTCATAACCAGATGCATCAATATCAGTAAATCGGATATCATAGGTATATGTAATTTCTTCATCTGCCTGAACTTCAATATTCAGCGTAACAATTCCATCCACATAGAAAATGTTCTGTATCTTCCATGTTCTGCCCCATGCGTTAAACTTGTCATTTATTGCAAGTTTCCGCGCAAGTCGACAATCTTCTGTGATGATTTCCGTCTGTCCGCTGACAACGGCGATATACTTTGTAGAAACGCCACCAGATGAAGGAAACGCGCTTGTTGCTCCTGAACCATAGAAGGGTAAATTCATAACTTTAGCATCTGCCGTTGAAATCGTGCCGTTGCACCGAATGACGGATGATTTATAATAAACCGTGTTTTCTATGGTTTCCTGATTAAGTAGAATGAACTGTTTATCATTCAGTGTGATAATCGAACCAGAATGAACAGGCGAACCAATAGAATAAAACATTGTCATTGTGTCGCGCTCATTTAGTCCATCATTTAATCGCCTGAAAAACGCTTGAAATTCTTGATTACTGATATAGGTTGAAATCGTGATACCTTCTCGCGCCATGGTTTCATCAAATTTGTTCTGTAATACGCTATACATTGTAAACCACCTCACAGATTAGGAATTATAGAAAAGGTATCCTGTAACGCTTGTACTTCCATCGGATTTTTCAAGTTCATAAATTCTATCAATCTCACTGCGGATGGATGCCATACGCTTTTCAATGTATTGCTCGGCTGCCGTTGTCGTGACGAATTCCGTTTCTACTCTGCGGAAATTGTCAATGTCATTAGCCAAAGATTGAAGGACGATATACACTGTTTCAAGCATTTCTTTCTTTTCGTTTACATAATCATAATCCTCGATTGCGTCAAGTCCGCATTCATCAAGAAACTGCGTATATTCTTTATCGGTGAAATACTGCTTGTTGTTCAAGTAAAGTTTTAATCTTTCTAAATTGGTCATAGTTTATGCTCCTTGTTTTTTAATATGGCAATGTCGTTTTTGTAGCATCTTATGATTTCATCATAGTGCTGTTGCGAAGCAACAGATTGGATTTGTGAATTGAATTCATTGTTGCCACTTGCGCGCGCCAGTTCTGTAAAAATTTGAAGAACGCACTCTAACATTGCTATTCTATGTATTGATTTATCATAATCCGCATAGGGATTTAGACCGTGATTATTCAAGACGGATATATAGTAATCGTCTGTGAAATCATAGTGTGTGAAGTATAGTTTTAAACGGTTTATCATGATGCTCCATTTTTTGTTGGTGGAAAAAAAAGGGTATACGAGTATCAAATTGTCTGAAAATGGGGGTAATTGAGTCTAAATTGTACTTATGCACCTTGCACAATGAGAGCGGTATTATAGCTTTCGATTTTGTGCAATATGCGACCATGCATAGCCCTGTTGACGTTTTCGGAGGATTTATGATCATTTCTATTGTGATTATGCACAATACCCCTGTAGCGCCGTATAATCCGTTTTAAGACGCTTTACACATTTGCCCTATGCAGATATACCCTTTAAGCCTAAAACGCCGTATAAAGGCAAATAGGCACGTTGTATGGCATTCAATGCCATTCTGACCGCCTACAATGCGCCGTTTCTGTTCTGCTTTGTGTCCGTCCTGATTGCGTTCTATTGGATGTTCTGACCGTCTGCACCTTGCCAGATGCTTTTATATGCCCTTCAGACCGTCTAAAAACGTCCTGTAACGGTTTTAAATGCTTTCATGGTACATTTATAGCTCTAAAGCGCAAAACGCCGTCAAACGCCTTACAGACGTTTTAAACGGCATTTTCGCAATCAAATGTATAATAGAACCATCAAACGATGATAAATAAACATACATAACGTAATATAACAGTGTGTTAATTTCCAAATCATAACGAACACAATAAAAGACGGTCATTACTGACCGCCCTTTATTATATCCGCTATTTTTTACGCTATCGCCATACGCTTTTCATTTTCGATTACCACTGAACCATATTTATTTCTAAGTTCGTTAAAGTCTTTCTTTTGTCCTTTATGGTATCCACTATCATATGGTGTATAATGCCATTTCTTTCTTGCCCTTGACCACTGGAAACCATAGGATTTAAGCTCTTCCTTATAAGGAAAACTGTTACCATCGCACCAAATCCATAATCCTACTATTTCGATATTCAAACCGTCCATATGAATTATTTTATTTAATGCTTCACGTAATGCTTTATCAACTTTGAAATCATTTCTTGCTTCTGCACTGTTTTCGGCTGTCTTGCCTGTTTCATCTTTCGGTAAACGTCCAAGCAGATAATCGTATTCTGCGTTGATTGCCTGACAAGTTTCTGTTGAACCGCCGTTATCAGGATGATTGACTTTGAGAAGTCTAACGTATTCTTTTCTAAGCTCTGCAACCGTCCGCACGTTCTTGAAAAATCTGATTGTCATTGTATTTACCTCCTGATTAATTATCTTTCGCATTGTTTACTTTGCGTTCGTGAATTTTTTGTTGTCACTACTATAGCATTGTTTCTTATGCCTTGTCAAGCATTATTTTCACTTTCGCATAGTTTTATTTACGTTCAATAATTTAACCAGAATGAACGCAAAAGAAAAACCAACGCTTTTATACGTTGGTTTCCTGAATGCTTTATTCCATTTCGCCGTTATTAATCATCTCTTGTCTGATTTCCTTCTTGTACTTCAATAACGTTGGTTCTGTAATTCCTGCGAGCTTCATCAATTCCGCATTGCCTAATGTACCGCCGAATGATTTAGAATGTTTTTTTATGATTTCTTTCGCCTGTTCTGACTTCTTGACCGTGTATGTCTTGCCCTTGTTGACCGTTCCGCATACATCCTTACCAGATAAACGCGCCGTTTCAATTCCTTCTTTGGTTCTTTCGTGTAAGTCCGCTACTTCCTTTTCGGACTGTTCAAATGCTTTCGTGATATCATCGGCTGCTTTAACGCGCATGAACTTGTTGATTGCTTCTAAGATTTCATTTACAAGTGTGCTTTCGGCGGTATCGTCTGCCTGATTTACCTTTATGCCAGTGCTTTCTAATGCTTTCTTATATGCATCTGTATCTATGTGGCGTTCTTTCAGGAAAACCAGATTGACACCTTTGTTATAAAGTTCAAAGTAAAGATTGATACCTTCATCTGCATTTCTGCTCATTCTGGAAACGCTATCAAATATGATTGTATCCCCTGTCTGAACCTTATCAAGTATCTTTTTTAGTTCTTCACGTCCTTGATACTTAGTACCTGTATAAACTTCTTTTCTGATATCTGCATTCGGAAACGATGCAAGAATGTTTCTAACCTGTCTATCAATGCTCTGCTTCGCCGTTGAAATTCGGCAATATCCGTAAACCTTACACATAATCATTCCCCCTGAAAACCTAAAAATTGTCGTTCGTTAATTTTTATGGTCTTATCTTAGCACCGCAAAAGGCAGAAGTCAATATATTTTTTAGGTTTTTCTTTCAACGTCTTTTTTTAGGTTTATGATCATGCGCCAGATGCACCAGAACATTCTATAGAAGTTTCTGACCGTCTGCACCTGTTCATTCTTCCTTTGGTTTCCTGATTATGTGCGCCGATATCCAATAAAACAAACATTTTATTAGAAGTGCCAGAAACGGCGATAAATGCGCCAGTGTGCCAAACTTGCCTGATCTCGGTTAGATATTGCTAACAGTCAATTTTCTTGTGCAGATTGACGGAAAATCGGAATTGTGTATACAATTATCTGTCAATTCTGGCTATTGTCTGGATTGTCAAATGTTACAAAAATGTTGCATATTTATGCATAAATTGTGTATAAATATGCATATATTTTTTTCCAGTTCCCCCATCTGACCATATCAACAGTTATAAAACACACCTCTTTCATTTTTCCCATTCCCTACTAAATCAGTATGTATTAAACGCAATCCACACAAGACTATATATTCTTGACGATCCCGCGCCACCTCAAAAATAGTATTCATTTTCTATACGTCCATCGCGCAGGAAATCATAAGCATAGGCAGACCAAATAATAACCCACTAATATAGTAGGTTTTATTCAGTCCACCTATGAAAGTTATCCACAAGTTATCCACATAGATATCCACAATCAGAAAATACTATTACTCATCATCGGCTACAGGGTCAGTAATATCTTTTCCTTCATCCTCTAATCTTTGGATTTCTTGCGCTGCATTTGTTGTATAAGGTGACTGTTCCATGATTGTACGCCGTGAAATAGCCCCCATATTATACTGTATCTGCATATTTGCCATATCATTCTTAGTATCAACTGGTTTACTTGAATTAAATACGACATTCAAAGAATAGAAATCATCATCTGAAATAGGGTCTGACAGTTTCCGCATATATTCCCATCTTTGACGGAAACCATCAATCAACGCGTTCATGTTCTGTTTTCCTCTGTTCTCGGTCAACTGGTAAATTATGCTTGTGGTTGACTCTGACACGTTCGCAATATTCGACTGACCGATAATAGAAGAAGGGATAGCAGCGACCATGTTAAACTGTTGGTATAGTTGGTCAAGTTCATGTTTAATGACACTATAATCCATTTCTGCGTTGACATATTCCGCTTTCTGTCCATCGTCCAGATGAAGCACCGCGCCTGAAATGTTACTATCAATCATTTCCTTTTCACTGACCTTCTGCCCCTGAATTGATAAAATGGGGTTAAGTGATAGCGTAGTAACAGCATCATCCTCTTTCGATAAAAGAGCTTCTATTCGATCCATAATGGGGATAAGGTCTAACATCAAGCTATCCCCAAATTGGTCATATAAACCGCGCTCCATTCCTACATAGTGAATTGGCAGACCTGTAGCATTCGGCGCACTATCGACTAATCTAAAATTGATGTATGTATCAATATGGTCAGGGAAATAGATTGTATAATGTTGGTTTCCGTTCCTGTCCTTCCAGTTTTCAACGAAATAGGAATACTCGCCGTATTCATTGTAAATGGGGTAACAATCCGCATTCCTGAATACCTTTGATTTGATTGTGTCTGTCCTTGCATCATAATAGACGTACTCGAACGCATCGCCAAACGTGATTAAATCGGTTAGCACCTTCCAATCTGTCTTGCTATACAATCCCTTTGAATAGATTTTATTGAAGTGTTCAACCGCTTCTTGTGTTCCTGTCAGTGAAACAGGGTTTCCGACTAAGTACGCCACATGAAAATTGATAACGGTCTTTAATCCCTGTAGCACGATAGAAGCAGGAGTGAATGTGCCGTTTTTAAACATGAATGTATGCTTCTGGCGGTCAAGTACCTGATGCCGTCTATGAAGGTGATTTAATATCTTTTTCACTTGTGCTTGTCTATATTCATGTTCTGATTGCTTTATCTCTTCTCTGAACCATGCAAAAGACGGTTCCTGAATTTCTGCATTTACTAATTTCAACAATTCTTTTTACCTCGCATTCCCCCTACAAAATGGGGTTATTTTTGCAATAAAAAAAGACATTGCCATTATCACCAAGGATAATAGTATTGTCCTGATTTCATGCCTTGTATCGCCATAGCGAACGCCATAACAGTATCATCATGCCCAGACGCAGCAGCATAAGAGCCGTTGACCATCTGATATAGTTTCATTTCTTCCAACAGGTCTTTGCTATTGATTATGCATTGTCTGGTTTCAAACCATTCCACAAAATCCCCTATCATCATAGGTTTAGATTTTGCACTTGTTTCAAATCCTGCCTTGCGCCTACTCCGTCCGCGTTGATCATATTCTTTATACTTGAATATGTTAAAATACCTGTGTTCATGCGTTATCTTGTCTAATACCGTATGTCCTGCGGATGCACGTTCTATAACTAACAGTCCATCATTGTACCAGTGCGCTATAGCAAGAACTACATCCGTAAATTCATACGGTTTTACTTTATTGGATCGCCATTCGGCACATTGATAACCATCATCATCCATTACGGAAATCACGCTATAGTCATTTGAACCGCCTAATCCTTCAGCGGTATCAACGCCAATGAAATACTTGTGTTTCTTCACTGGCAATTTCCATAGTTTCAAATACTGCTTGTGTTTCCGCAAAATGGGGTCAGATTTCGGCGGTAATTTCATTTCTTTTGTCAAGTACAAAGTGCCTAATCTTTCATGTATCATTGACGCGCTGAATACGTTTGAACCAGTAGATATAAATGCTTCAGTGGGGTTAGAAGGGAATTCTTGACAAAACTTTTCTTCTGAAGAATTCGATATCTTTAACCGCCTCCACATTATCTGTTCTATGCTTGCCCCATCATGCATTAGTCCTTTTTCCTTTTCGGTCAGATCGTCCTCGGAAATGGGGTTATAAAGTTCTTTGTATCTGTCCGCATATTCTTTATATTCGTTTGCGAACATAACTTTATCCTTTGTCCAAGGGAAAAAGAAGGGTTTCCATAACGGAGCTTCGCCTGTTGTGGCTTTATTCCAATATTCGCTGAATAGGTTTAATCCGTTTGCAGTGCTTTCAAGTATCATACTGCCGTTAGGGGTTAACGCCTGTTCAATAGCAAGTAATTGTTTTTCAAGGTTTTCATTCATGAATGCGACCTCTGACATATGCACGAATGTAAGCGTTGAACCACGCGCAGCATCTTTAGAACCACAAGTACAAACGATAATCCGCGAATTGTTCACGAATTTTAGTTCAGTCCTGTTATTGTTCACGGTCTTTTGACGGATGCTATCAGGCAGATTGTTATATAATATCTTTAGCTTTTCAAATATTTCATGTGCGCTGTCCAGTGAGTAAGACATAATCATACAAGTGCAGTTTGCTTTAACATGCGTCAGATAGAGCGCATTCGCAAGACTAACCGACGTAATTCCTAGCTGGCGTGATTTCAAACAGATGTTAAACTTGCCCTTGTTCCGCATGATGTATTTCTGCTGTGGATTAAGTTTGAACGAAACTAACCGCCCTTGTTTATCTACAATCTTTACAAAAGTTTCAATCCAGAGAATGGGGTCAGACATGATTTTAATTAGCTTTTCTTTGTTGGTCATTTTCCCACCTCCTAAATTGTCATTTCGTATTCGTCCTCATCATCCGTTGTTGCGGTATTCCTTAGAATGCTTTCAAGTTCTGACAGTTCATCATCTTTAAAGAATTCATCCTGTAATTTCATGAATTCCTTCAGTGCATTAGCGTCTGTTTTTGCCATTTCGTACCAACGGTTATAGAGTTCTATCATCCTTGCGCCTTTCTGCTTTTTTAAAAGCCATTTAACCGCCTCTTGCACTTTGGAATAGTAAAGGTATTTTTCGCAATCCCTCTCTGTCAGATTTGCATTTCTAACCGCCGAATATCTTTCTTTAAGCTCATCAAACGTTTTATATTTTTCTGGTAAAAGGTCAGGCGCATATTTCCATGCCACCCAATACGCAGTATGTTCATTGCCTATCCTTTCTTTCAGTTCGGCAAATATAGACTTTTCGTCTTTTGTTCCTCGTCCTGTTCGTTTCATGTAAACACTCCTTATGTTTTTTATTGATAGATAGGCGCAAAAACCAGACAATCATCAACTGATTGTTTCGTTTTCGTGTCTATCTGCATTTATTCAAGAAAGGGGATAAACCTATGATTACAATTCACAACTACCACATACACCGAAAAAGGGGTTATTGTAGTTCATACAATGCCCCTTCTTTGTTTCGTTGAGATAAAGTGAGAAAAAGAATAAAGAAAGTTTTGTGCCTTTGAAAGATGTTCATTCTTTTTGTGAAGTAGAAAGAATTAAGGCACAAAAATAAAGCTACCATGCGCGAACATGATAGCCTTATCTTTATGTCTTAGGACTTCCCCATCATCTTTTTCAGTTCTTCAATCTGCGCCTCAAGTTCTGCTATTCTTTCCTGTGCTGACTGCGCTACTTCTTCAGGGTCTTTCTTGTATCCATCCAAAAGAATTTGACTCGGTGTCATAACGCTTTTTAATCCTTCTTCTGTCGGATGTGTATATACATTTTCAGTTGAAATTGCCCTATGCCCCATCTTCAAGGCAGTATTAACCACATTCGCACCTTTAGCAGCATTGGCGATAGAATCCGATGTATGACGTAAAGAATGCAAGCATAACCCTTTATTTACATATACCTCGTTTCCATCCTTATCAATGATAATGGTCTTGTGAACATCTCTATCAATCCCCAACTTATCACATAATGATTTAAAACCAACTTCCATAGTTCCGTTGGTTCGCCTCCTACCATTGCGGAAAGTAGGGTAAAGAAGGTTTTCTGTATTGCATCTACAATATAATTTCGTCTGTTCCTGCATATACAGAACACATTCCCTTGCTAAATCAGACATCATAACAAACCTTGCTTCTTTGTTTTTAGGAACTTTTATATATTCCTCAATCTGTCCGCTATTCCTATCATTATCTTTAAACCTGATAGCGCGTGTTTCTACTATATCAATGCGTCCTGTTTCAAGATTGATATTATCATTCCGCAAACAGGCGAATTCACTCGCTCTCATGCCAGTTTCTAACAGGAATAAAACCACAACAGGATATTGCCCCATGTTATTCTTGAATGCATAGTAAAATTTTTCAATATCTTCAGCGGTAAATACTTGCTTCCTGTTCTTATCTTCTTCAGCGCGTGATTTATCGTATTCATCCGCTACTGCCCTTCTAAGTGTGGCTTGTTCTGCATAGTTTTCATCTAATAGACTCTGATTAATCAGCCACTTACAACAACGGATGCATAATTGCCGTGGAAACAAACACGTTTTATGTGATTTCTTGCTTTGCAGATCGTCATAGTATCTTTGAAATTCCGACCTGTTTAACATTTGCAACTGATAGTTAGCAATGGGATAATTATAGAAATTCGCGCTAAGTGTACGCACATAGGAATGATAACCACTATCAGTTATGCCCTTTGCTACTTCATCATCAATAAACTCTGTCATGTACTGACCGAAAGTTTTCTTTTTATCCTGCTTTGTATCAAATCCGCTTTCTATCTGTTTTTCCCATCGCTTTAATTCAGTTTGGGCTTTTTTTGTGGCTTCTGCTTCTGTTTTACCTTGTCTTTTTATTCTTTTGGGGTTTCCTGTCTTTGGGTTCATGTATTTTGATTGTATAATACATTCCCATTGACCGTTAGCAAGTTTTCGCGTACTTCCTGCGCCGTTATCCTTGCGTGTCTTAATCATATAAAATCACCCTCCAAAATCTTATTATCACTTTTGCCCTTCAAAGGTCAATTATCACCTGAAAAGTGATACCATAAAGTGATATATAAGAATAATAAAACATCACCAACCGCAATTCAATAATCATGTTGCACAATTTTGAATGGCGATTAGTGATGTTTCAAGGTGTTTTATTTGGTTATTTCTTACAAAAATGGATTACTTATTATAATTGACGATCTTGCATAATTAAACCGTCAAACCATTGATTTTACTATGTTTTTCAATGTTCAATCATACTCAAGTGATAGTTGCAAGTGATACTTCTTTCATATCTAAACAACCCCAAAAGTTAGATAAGCACCTCTTTTCCTGCGAAATTACGCATGAATTCGGTGTGCTTGTCCTGTGGAACATAGTATTCTTTGCCTATCTTGTTACCATATCCCATCTGAAATATCAATTTCAATATTCTCAGTGCCTTATTGCTTTCACACTGATATAGAGTCATTATATCACTTTTGCTGTATAACTTACAAGAGGATTTTCGCATCTGTGCCATACATTCGCTGATAGCAACATCTTTTTGTCTGCATGATTTAATCAGTTCCTCTTTTGTCATTTCTTCATAATCTTTCTCCATTTTTGAATTCCTACCTTATTTATATATAGTCTTAATAAGACATTTCTTTCACACTTTCTAAAAAAGCCGTGACAGCATCACGACATAATCACAACACTATCACGGCATAATCATTTAATCTGCTAATTTCATATCTACAAAGTCAACGACCTTTTCAAGTAAACCATTATCTTCTACAATCTGCATAATCCTTGACCATTGCGCCACTTTGGACATTTCGCCATAGTAGCAGTCACGACAATAAGCATCTGCAAAATTCCGCGCTTCATCGTTAAGGGATAAAATCACATTATCGTCAATAATCCCCATGACAGCAACGCAGCCGATATAATCCCCATCTTCAAATTCAAGAATAGGGAATGCGCCTGTTAAATCAGGGTCAACGCCTTTAATGTACATATATATTTCATTCGCCATATCAGCGGTAAACCTGAAATCATCAAGCGGATAGATTTCTATAACATCCTGTGAAAAGAATTCGCCGTTGATTTCGTGTCTATCACCGATCTTTACTATTTCATATTGTATCATATTTTTTTCACCTCATACTCGGACAATCCGCAATAGTCGGAAAATGCAAAATGCTATCCTGTTGTTTTAGGTTTTTCAATAATGAAATCAAGGAATCAGCAATAATTTCATCATCGTGTGCTTCTTTCTTCTTTTCTTCAAACATCTTAATCCATCTATCAACGCTTTCTTCATTTACTAAATTATATCCCCTATCAAACACATTCAAATTCATATTCATACCTCACTTATATAATCACCCAATAATTCTTTTGTTCTATTGGCATCATCTTCGGAATAATTCTCTGACATTTCATTTTCTTTTTCTTCGCGTTCTTTGCGTCTTAGATACCGCCTGAATTCACAAACCAAATCCATCAATTCATCCGCACATTCAATCCGCTCATTATACAAATCAAATAATTCTTCATCTGGTTTCATATCCCTTCTGAATGCTTCATTCAATAAATGGTTTCTTTGGCTTTCAGCATTGCGCCGACTATCCTTTAGAAACGTTATCCATTTTCCAACCTGTTCCAAAGATACATTTTTCATCAAAAGTCTTTCCTTTAGCTTAAAACGTCTGTAATATTCATTGTCTTATTCTCCTGCGTTATCTGAAATTCACCGAATTAAAAACCATGATACGTCCATAAAAAGAAGTAGAATTATAGATATCAACGCTTTCAAGTTCTATATCACCTATTCCAAATTCTTTAATGATATCCTCATCTAACAAAGTTTCCTCTATCATTTCGGATAGAATATCCGCACGATTGCCATAATACCCCTCTTTGGAATAGTTTTCTAAAATCTCACGATTGCAGATAGCATATATAACAACTTTAACACCTTTGGTTTTTGATCGTAAATCAGGCACATATACATCAAAAAAGATATATGTTTCAACACCTTCAATAGTGTCATCTATGAACAAATGTGATTTAACGTGCTTTCTAAATCTGCTGATTGTATCTTTCGATTGCAAACCGCTTGTATCCCCTAAGACAACATCTCTAATGTTTTCTGATTTCAGTAAAGCGTTCTGTATACGGACTTTATATAATCCAATTTCTTTAATATCACTTTTTTTCATCTACATTTTCTCCGTTTAGAATGGCAATGAACACGCCCTAATCCGTTCTTTACGGAATATAAATACATTTTCGCCATTATAGATACCTCCCCACGAAACAATGCTATACCCCTGAATCCTATAGCTATACGCCATAAGAACATCGAATGTTACCGTGTACCGCTTGCATCTGATCACGCGACTATTCACCCTCCGCATTGAAAAGGGGTATTTCCTTCTGATTTCTTTTTCTTCAAGTTCATGACCGTATATGTAAACTTGATTTTCTTTCATTGTGCTTTCCCTCATTTCATCAAGAAATCCGCACTATAACTACAATCAAACGTTTCCGCTGCTGTGAATACCGATCTATCAGAAACGGTAATCATCTTGATATCTTCCTTGCTAATCCGTTTCATTTCAGTAGGCATAACCATAGTAAAACGGTCATGCGGTAAGATATCCGCAAAAGTAAACAGTTTGTTCTTTTCTATATAAATTTTTTCATTCAGTTGATACTTTCCTATCAGGTCTTGAAAATACTGCATATTGCGCTTTTCAAGAATAGGGGTTAAATCGTCCAGTTCGAGAACGTCTAACCAATACTGATTGATATTCCTGAATGCGCCGTTATCCTTGTACCATCCGATATAGAAACCATCTATAGCAATCAGAAATTCCTTTTCAAGTTCCGATAATTCGCCGTGATACAACGAATACAGGAGCATCAGCGTTGAACCGCAATATTTCCTGAAATAATTCTTTTCATCCTGTCTATCCATCAGGAAGTTAGGATTGATTGCCATATGGTTAGTGAATAGCGTTCTGTGATTGTCAAAGCACCGCACACCATCACGGACAACCGCGCAATCAATATACACAGGGGTTTTCCCTGATTTCTTTGCTTTGTCTGTCAGATATAGACCTTTGCCAAACGAATAAAAACCGCCGATCTCCGCGCCGAAACGCTTTGAAAGATAGCGGCATGAATAGAAACTGTCCATATCATCTGACAGAACCAAATAATAATCTTCGGAATGTAAGGCAAAATCGAGCCACCATCCGGAGAAATGGTTCAGTAATTCTTGCTTCATTTATCTTTTTTCTCCTGATTATCATGATTTTCCTTTCATCCCTCTCTTTTCTTTCTTGTTCGCAGTAAATATGATAGTTGGTATCAGTATCATGTTTTCTGCACCATGGAAACAATGTATTACCAATCAATTTATAATCATGGTATCGGCATCTGATACATTTTTCTCTTTCCATCATCTATCATGAACGGCATAACGGATAGTTACACCGCAATATTCATTTTTATTATTCGGTTCTACAATGGGATTAGGCGCAAGAACGCACCCAAACAGATTATTTTCTATGTTTTCAATCTGCATACAATCGTTGATAATCAATAGAATGCTATCAAGCACGTTTCCATGAACCGTTGATGTATTCGCATCATTGATAACCGTATTACGGACATATGCGTCAAATCTTAATTCATTTGCACCGTTAACCCCATTAGGCGCGAAAAGGTCAAAGAATATCATGATATCCTCGGTCAGTTCGCCCTCTGTAGCTAAATGCCCCTTGACAAACCTTTTAAAGTCTTTCGGTTTACACGTTCCATTCCCCATGAACATACTTGATAAGAACGTGTTATATAGCGCAAGGGCTATTTTATTCTTAATAATTCCCCGATCTCTAATTTCCATCGTGTATTCCTCCTTAAATCATCCAAAGAAACTTGCAAAAGTTTCATTCAAATCTTGTTCTATCTTTTCTTCTGACCTTCTCCAGAAACCAGAACGACCTAAGATATGCGCTCCACCATTTTCAGCAGCAGTAAGCACTTGCAACGGTGAAAAGTAGCTTGCATATCCACGACTTGTAAAAGCAGAATTAGGAACGGTATAACCGCCGGGGTCAAGATAGGCATCGAAACTAACTGAATTTCCCCCACCTGTTAATCCTGATACCCTCGGTGAACTTCCTAAATTTCCTGTTCTTTGATAAATTGACGGACTGCCTTGCGTATAGAATGAACCAGTTTCTTCATACATATCCGCTTCTGCTTTGGATTGAACCACTTGCATAGCTTTCATCATTTCTTGTCTAATCATCGCTTCAAGTTCAGCCATAGAATTAGCAGTACCCATGATTATTTAACCTCGTTTTCCGTTTTCTTTTTCTTTGCCGTTGGTTTCTTCCTGACAACCTTCTGTAAAGGCGGTTCTTTCGGTTCTTCGACCTTTACGACCTTTTCAGGCGCGTTTTTCATTCGTTCTTTCTTTAACTGATAGGCTTTGTTTACGCCGTTGCAATATTCCCTGTGATTGTATGCCGTGATATTCTTTTCACCTTTTTCAAGCATGACAATCATTGGTTGAGAAATCTCGCAATTCTTTGCAACTTCATTCTGTGATACACCGCGCAAGAGCCTATAGTTGATTAGTTCTTGTCTGTTTAACATAGCTTTGCTCCAATTAAAAATCTTTCGTAAAAATATAAAGGTTTAGCAAGAAACAGGGGATAAGCGTTAACCTATCCCCTGTTGTATTCCATTCAAAGAAGTGCGCGATGAATGGAAAATAGTTGATATAATGATTATATTAAATATGTATTTCGGTTGATGATTTATCCTGAAACTAACATTGTTGAATTAAATAAAGAGGAGTTTTCCTCCTTTTAAATTTTTTTATTCGAAATGAATCATCGTATATAAATAAATGTCTATATTGCGACCTATAGACGATTATTCGACATCAGTGGTATCTTCAATAAGGTCAAGCACACGCCCCTGAGAATCTTCCAGCAGATCAAACGAAATTGTTATCGTGGCTGGATCACCTTCAGAAGAGAAGGAAAGTTCAAAATTCCGCTGAATAGACGCTTTATAAGCGGTCATGATGAACGGAACAAGAGTATCATCCTCTGCCTTATCTAACGTAGACATACTAATATAGTAGTCCTTCGGAACTTTCTTGTTATTGAAGGATACCTTCTTAACACCGCTTGTCTTTTTAATCAGATAACCAACCTCATAGTTAGTATCAGCGGTAATTCCTGAAGCGGTAAATTCGCCATTTGCATAAGTTCCCTCGATAGGGGTAGAACCATATTCACCCTCGGCAAATACGAAAACAGAACCAGCAACGGCATTTGGAATAGCAATCTTTCCTGCTTCAGTAGCCTTGATAGTTTCTTTCTTCGCATAAGTAGCCTCGGTTTCGATAGTACCATCAGAGAACAGCGCATAAGCCTTGAACGGCATAACCTGTGCCTCAATGGTCATAGTACCTTCAATCGGATTATGGAATGCAATAGCGCGAGTGCCTTTCTTCATTGCATAAACGCTATCACCTGAAAGTCCTGCGGTAGTAGTATTAGCGGTATCAAAGAACAGGAACGGAGCCATTGTCTTTAATACACGAATATCAACGTCACATACCTGACGATTAGCTTTATTTAACTCTGGCATAATGTAGCCCTCCATTTAAATTTTATATTTGATTGAACTACAATTCATGCTTTGTGCATGGACTAAAAACGCCACAAGACTATTTCATCCTGTGGCGCATTTATTTTAATCTATATCGAATTTAGATATATTAGATTAAGCCTTGTAAACGTTCAGTACGGATACACCATTTGCATTAACTAACTTAGTTGCATACAGTTCAGATGCAATCAGGTCAGTAGCAAGCAGTTTACCCTCGCGCTCCTCTTCAACAGTAGCGGATTTCTGGTAAACGTAACCAAGTGCATTCTTCTTAACGATAGCAAGCATAACGGCATCTTTCTCGGCATTGTTTACATTAGCCTTGTAAGAAGTGCCGTTATTAGACAGAATAACAGGAATAGAACCATTCCAAACGCCGATTACACCATCACGAACAATACCATTGCCATTAGCAGCATAGGTCTTGTTTGCAGATGTGAATTCATCCATAGCGGAAATCTTAGCACGAAGTTTAGAATTGATAAGAATTCCTGCAAAGTCCTCGTTATCCACTTCATCACCGAATACGTCAAAAGCAGTATTGATAGCATCCGCATCAAAGGCAGTATCAAGAACATTATCAGTATAAACGGCATCCTCTTTGATAGCTTCAACAAGGTCTTTATCAACTGCTTTCGCCATTGTCTGACCTAACTGTTCAGCCATACGATCTTTAAGAGCACCCTTTACCTGAATAGCGTCTTTATCGAAAATACGAACGGAATTACCAACCTGTTTAATATCCGCATCGTTATCAGTCATAGAAACGGCAGACGGAACAAGCGGAGTTCCCTTTGTCACGACAGATGCATCAGCAATTCTGTCAATAGTCGGAAAGTGGACTTTATCACCACAAGTTGTGATATCTTCCACCATGTCAGTATAATCAGTTGCTACACGACCGACACGAATAGCAACATCCATAGCGGTATTAACGGCATCCGCAAAAACCTCAGGAATAACTAAAGCCATAGTTTTGACCTCCATTCTTTTATATTTTTATTCAAAAGTGGCGCGGATATTTCACCGCGCCTTGATTTATTTATTCTCGCTGTTAACGAGCCAATGTCTTATAAAGTTCAGGACTTTCTTTGTAAAGCCTTTCCTTTTCATCGTAATTCAGTTTCTTAAATTCTTCTTTGGTCATTGTTTCCCCCGACTTGTGACCTGTCGGAACATAAGAATTCTTTTTATTACGATTTGTAACAAGGGCATCAATCGCCGTTGCTAAATCGTCCACATTAACATCTGCATTCAGGAACTTAGCCATTGCTCTATCAATTCCCTTTGCGTCAAGTGCTTCATTCAGTGTTTGCGCCTTTTCGCGTGCTTCAAGAGCTGCTAAACGTGTTTCGTAGTCCTTTTCCTGTTCGGACTTTTCAACAGGTTTCGCGTCTTTGATTTGCTTTTCAAGGTCTTTGATTTGCTTGCTATACTTTGTGCGTAACTTATCCTCTGCGGACTGAATACGTTTATCAAGTTCTTCCTGTGTTAATGTGATTGTATCCGTGGTTTCTTCTGTTTCTGTATCTTTTGACCCTGTTTCAACAACAGTTTCATCTTCAGCACCAGTTTCAACAACGGTTTCTTTTTCAAGATTTTTATTATCTTCCATTTTTTCTATCTCCTATATGTATATTGGTTCATGCCCTATAAATAGTTCATGATCGAATAGCCATTTACTTAGATTAAAAGGGCATAGTTACGGCTATGCCAGACCGTCATTTGTAATTGTTATCGGAGGTAAATTACAAAAATGATTAAACGTGGTATTGATATGTATTATCGTGGCAATACAAAATCAATACTACTTACGAATATATTATTAACCGCATAGCGGATAATAAGCAAAAGGCGCGACTGTCGCAGAACAATCACGCCCCAATTTAGAGGAGTTCACGATTTCAGTTAGAAATCATGGTATATGTCAACGTGGGAATTAACCCATGAAAACAGGCAGTAGGGCATTAAATAGCCCATGAAAATTGATATTAAGCTTATTTATTTAGAATAGCTTTCACTTTTTCCAAAATGGAAATAGGAAATCTCGTTCTTCCTGCTAACCAGTGCGACAACTTAGCAGGAGTAACGCCTATCATTTCAGCAAAGTCTTTTTTCTTGACTTTGTTTTCTTTGCAGTATCTTTCAACTGCGTCTTGCATGAATTCCATTGTCACACCTCGTTTTATTGTTAAGGGGAATACATGACATATCCCCCTCTTCCTATCGGTTAAATTTAAGCAAGCCAAGCATTTTTTAACCTTTTGCATCTTGCAAAGTCAATATGATGCAGTAAGTAGAAATACCCTACTCATAACATTCTATTCGACACGAAAAAAAATAATTGATTTCATGCCCTTGTAAATGCACTATTTTTGTACCTTTATTTTTTTCGGTCAAAGCATTTTAAGCATTGAATTTTCGGGAATTTCCCTATTTTTCAAACTGCCTTTTTCAGATTATATCTTGCTTTATCGCTTGTCTTTTTCATAGTATCAGCGCAATCAGAACAATAGCGTTTTGCATTCCCTGATTTTAATATAGGCGTACCGCAACATTCGCACGTTGTAATCTCTTCATCACACTGATAGTAACGCAGATACAACATGATATCGTCATAGTTCGTCATTTGCATGAATACTTCCTCTGTGTCCTGTGTTCCCTTAACCTCGACAGAAAACGGAATTGACATATTGTTAAATGCTATCCATCGCTTATGGTCTACATCATCGAAGGACTGATATTTATATGTCGGATTGATTTTCGGATAGAAGTATAACAATCCCTTTTTAACCAGTTCATTTGATAACTTGTTTCGTGTCGTACCGCTGACACTGCCGAAATCAGCCAAAACGAATATATCCGCTAAACAATCCTCGACCATTTTATAATATTCCACATTCCCCATTACACGATGATAGGAATGATATTTGAACGCCACCAAAGAAGCAAATGCTAATTTTTGCAGTTTTTCATCTGGTAAAGAATTGATTGTTTCCATTTCCGACTTGTAAAGGGTCAGTATCTTCTTTTCCCCTTTGGTTAAATCCTGTCCGCTAATCTTGATTGCATCATATGACTCCGATAATTTATCAATGATAATTTCATCAGGCAATCCGCTATAGTAGTCAGATGCTATATCTTTAACCTTGTTTATAACCTTGCCTTTCTTATATGTCGAATTGAAAATCATATCATTCAGAAGGTCATTGATTTTATGTGACGCATGAATATCTGTTGCGCTTATTCCGTTTTTCTTTACATCTTTCAAGTATTTATCATAATCAAATATAATCATCCTTTCTTACCCCACAATTTTAATTATTTCATCGCCTAATAAATCCCATACATTCTTTTCATTTTCCTTTGCAATGAAAACCAGATAATCAAATGCATTCCTACAAGTTCCGCATATATTCAGTAAAACGCTTTTATAATGATTTCTGATCGCGTTCAACCTATCAGCGGACGATTTTCTAATTTCCTTCTTTCCGTCTTTATGATTAGTGTTATTCCGCTTTGTTTCCATCCTTAGAAAATGCCTGTAACCATCATAGGCAAAACATACCGCCTGTATTGTTTCATTGTCCGTTGGATTATCTGAAATCATTTCTTTGAGCATATTGCGCCCTTCATGGTTAATCTGTTTTTGTAAGTCGAAATGGAACTTTTCAAACAAGTGTGCTATGTGGTTCACGATACAATCCGCATCATTTACAGGATATGCTTTGACATACAGGTTATATAATCTTTGCATTTCTTCTGTAGCTTCGCCGTTTTTGCATAGTGTTTCAAGTTCATCAAGTTTAAGCATGAAATTGATAACAGAAGCACGATTGAACGCATACCGTAATTGTCTAATGTCCATTTCAAGATACAGATAATTGAACTTCAGAAAATACGGCTTTACATCTGGCACAAAATCATTATGTCGGTAAATACCTTTTGCTTCTGGTTCAGATGTTATCATGACATCATCGTCATACAGGT